GTAACATTCTTAGGGTTCGAAGAGCAACAAGAACAAAAGAAAAGTGACAGAGTTAAGGAGCTATTGGAGAAAAGAAAACAAAGAGAACAACAAACAAAACCGGGGATTTAAATATCCTCTTGTTTGGAAAAAAACTTAAAAAAAACAAAGATTTTTTTATTGAAAACTCGGGCGTAAGATCTGCGGACCTATATTTATCATTTAAAATCCCCGATTTTTTAATAAATTTAAAAGTACAAAAAATTACAAAAACATGGACATTTCAAATCGAATTCTATCGGACATTACAGTATACATGAAGTATTCAAAGTATATCCCAGAATTGAAAAGAAGAGAGACTTGGCAAGAGCTCGTAACAAGAAACATGGAAATGCATATCAAAAAATTTCCACAATTAGAACAAGAAATCCGTGAGAACTACATGTATGTTTACAAGAAACAAGTTCTCCCTTCAATGAGATCAATGCAATTCGCAGGAAAGCCAATTGAAATATCTCCTAACAGAATTTACAACTGTGCTTTTGCACCAGTAGATGATTGGAGAGTATTCTCAGAAATTATGTTCCTTCTATTAGGTGGAACAGGAGTTGGTTATTCAGTTCAAAAACATCACGTAGATGTTCTTCCTGAAATCAGAAAACCAAACAAAGAGAGAGGAAGAAGATGGTTGGTTGCAGATTCAATTGAAGGATGGGCAGATGCCGTTAAAGTATTGGTTAAGTCTTATTTCTTTGGTGGTTCAAAAATCGAATTTGATTTTTCAGATATCAGACCTAAAGGTGCACGTCTTGTGACTTCAGGTGGTAAAGCACCAGGTCCTCAACCACTAAAAGAGTGTCTTATCAAATTGGAAGGAATCCTTGATTCAAAAGAAGATGGGGACAAACTCAAACCAATTGAAGTTCATGATATGGTTTGTCATATTGCAGATGCGGTATTGGCAGGTGGTATCAGAAGAGCGGCTCTTATTTCATTATTCTCAGCATCTGATGATGAGATGATTGGATGTAAGAGTGGAGCTTGGTGGGAAACAAATCCACAAAGAGGTAGAGCAAATAACTCTGTAACTCTTTTGAGACACAAGATTGATAAAGAATACTTTATGGATCTTTGGAAAAGAATTGAGGCAAGTGGAGCAGGTGAACCTGGTATCTACTTATCAAACGATAAAGATTGGGGAACAAACCCTTGTTGTGAAATTGCACTTAGACCATTCCAATTCTGTAACCTTACAGAGGTGAACGTATCTAATGTTGTATCACAAGAAGATTATGAAGCAAGAGTAAAAGCTGCGGCGTTCATCGGAACACTTCAAGCTGGATACACTGACTTCCACTATCTAAGACCAATATGGCAAAGAACAACTGAGAAAGATGCATTAGTTGGAATCTCAATGACAGGTATCGGATCAGGTGCTGTTCTTGGATTAAACATGAAAGCAGCTGCAAAAGTTGTTAAAGAAGAAAACGAAAGAGTTGCAGGTATATTGAAAATCAATAAAGCTGCGAGATGTACAACGGTTAAACCAGCAGGAACTACATCATTAACTCTTGGTACATCATCAGGTATTCACGCTTGGCACAATGACTATTATATCAGAAGAGTGAGAGTAGGTAAGAATGAATCAATATATGCTTACTTAAAAGAAAATCATCCTGAATTAGTTGAAGATGAATACTTTAGACCACACGATACGGCAGTTATCGGTATTCCACAAAGAGCTCCTGAAGGATCAATACTTAGAAACGAATCTCCAATTCAATTATTAGAGAGAGTTAAGAAAGTACACCTTGAGTGGGTTAAGGGTGGACACAGAACAGGAAGTAACACTCACAACGTATCCGCTACAATCTCAATTAGAGAACACGAGTGGCCAGCAGTTGGAGAGTGGATGTGGGAAAACAGAGATCATTATAATGGACTTTCAGTTTTACCTTATGATGGTGGAACTTATATCCAAGCACCATTTGAAGATTGTACTGAAGAAAAATATGAAGAGTTGATGGAAACTCTTAAAGATGTTGATCTTTCAAAAATTGTTGAGGTTGACGATAACACAGACCTATCTGGCGAAGTAGCTTGTGCAGGTGGAGCTTGTGAAATAGTAATGGCATAATGGAAAACACTGATAACGTAAATCAAGGGGAGAAGCCAAAACTTCTCCCTTCTGATTTTTATGAAGAAAACGGAAGAAAAGTTATGACCGAACAATACCATATTCGTAGAGGATATTGTTGTGGTAATGGTTGTAGACATTGTCCTTATATTCCTAAGGCGGTAAAAGGAAATACTACTTTAATTGAAAAATAATCCAAGTATATTTATAACATATGGGTGACGGTACAACATATGGTATAAATTTTCCATTTAGAAATTCTTTAACAGGAGACTATTTGGAATTGACTAATACTGCAAACCAAGAAATCAGAGCGGATTTAATTAATCTTCTCCTAACAAGAAAGGGGTCTAGATATTTCTTACCTGACTTTGGTACAAGATTATATGAGTTTATATTTGAACCAATGGATGGTTTGACATTTGATGCGATTGAATCAGATATTAGAGCAAACGTAGAAAAATATATTCCAAATCTTTTGTTAGATAAAATAACAATCGAACCATTAGACCCAACAGAAGAAACGACTAATGAATTTGTTTCTGTCGATCAACCCTCACCTGTTTATAGATATCCAGGGAAAGGAACAGCAGAATACACTGCAAAAGTAAAAATTGAATATTCTGTTCAAGATAGCACTTTTGCGACAAGTGATTTTGTAATAATCAATATTTAAGATAAATGGCTAATCGTAAGATATCATATACAACCAGAGACTTTGAAGGAATAAGATCCGAACTTATACAGTACGTTCGTACTTATTATCCTGAACTAATTCAAAACTTCAACGACGCTTCGGTGTTCTCGGTGTTTTTGGATTTAAATGCTGCGGTAGCCGACAACTTACATTACCACATTGATAGAAGTATACAAGAAACTGTGTTACAATATGCACAGCAAAGATCTTCTGTCTATAATATTGCCAGAACATACGGATTGAAACTACCAGGACAAAGACCATCCGTTGCTCTTGTTGATTTTTCAATAACAGTTCCTGCCTTTGGAGATAAAGAAGATGAAAGATACTTGGGACAATTAAGAAGAGGATCTCAAGTTTTAGGTGCAGGACAAGTTTTCGAAAACGTTGAAGATATTGATTTTGCTTCACCATATAATTCACAAGGATTTCCAAATAGATTGAAAGTACCAAACTTCGATTCGAGTAATCGATTGGTAAACTACACAATTACAAAGAGAGAGGTTGTTGTTAATGGACTAACTAAAGTTTTCAAGAGAGTTATAAGTCCAAGTGATGTAAGACCTTTTTTAGAAATATTCTTACCTGAAAAAAACGTTTTAGGTGTTACAAGTGTTTTATTAAAAGACGGTACAAGTTATACAACAGTACCAACTGTTAATGAATTCTTAGGATTACAAAACAGATGGTATGAAGTAGATGCTTTAGCTGAAGACAGAATATTCATTGAAGACCCAACAAAAGTATCAGACCAACCAGGTATTAAAGTGGGTAGATACATTCAAACACAAGATAGATTCATTACTGAATATACTCCTGAAGGATTTTTAAAGATGACCTTTGGTGGTGGAACAAATACATCACAGGATGCTTTAGATCAATTCACAACACTTGGAGTTCCTTTAAACTTACAATTGTATCAAAACAACATGTCGTTAGGTTCTGCATTAAGAGCTAACACAACATTGTTCATTCAATATAGAACAGGAGGAGGATTATCAACTAACTTAGGAACTAATGTAATTAATCAAATCGGTACTGTTACATTCTTTGTCAATGGTCCTTCTGAAAATATTAACCAACAAGTTGTTGGATCTTTAAGATGTAATAACGTAACGGCAGCAATTGGTGGAGCGGGACAACCAACAGTAGAAGAAACAAGAAACTATGTTGCATTTAACTTCTCATCA